AGCAATGCACGCATATAATAGTTATGCTATGTATTCAAAATATAATAGAAAATTAGATGAGTATTACAATTTAATACTTCAAAGCACTAAGTCTATTGATAGCAGAAAATTATTAGCAAAAGCTTTAATAGATTCAGAGAAGCCAGAAATGGCTGAAATATTTACTTATATGTATAAAAAAAGTTTAACCAAAATTGACAAAAATGAAGAAAATAAATAATATTTACGAAACAACCGATTACGATCAATTCAGTTTTTTATTAGAAAACAGAACCATAGATAAAAACCACGTTCAAAAATTTGTAAAAGAGTTTAGAACAATTGGACAGCAAATTCCTGCAAAGGTTAATGATAAGTTTATTATCTTAGAAGGACAGCATAGGTTTATTGCTTGTAAAACATTGAAGATTCCTTTTAAGTTCTTTATTGAAAATATAAAATACAACAGAATAAAACAGTTAGACAATTTAATTTCGATCCAAAAAGGAAAAGACTGGGCAGTTAAAGACCATTTAGCATCTCAAGTAAAAAGAAAGAATCCAAATTATTTAGAATTTAATTCCTTAGTCAATAGATTTTCACAGTTTTCTATATCTTCATTGCTTTATATATGTAAAATAGATTCAGGTAATTTCAAAAATGGAATAATTCACACTCATCATTTTAATGACGGTATTAGAATTTTAGAATCAGCATTAATGTTAAAACCATTTTATAAATTTTACAATAGATCTACATTTGTTATAGCTTTGTCTATAGTTGCAAACAGACCTAATTTTAATTTAGATTATTTCAACAAAAAATGTAAGTCAGTTAGTAATATGTTAACAGGATGCAATGGTCGTGATGCTTACGTTGATATGATTATATCTGTTTATAATTACAAAAGAAAAATTGGAAGAATATGATATATAAAAATCTAGTTATTGCACCTCACGCAGACGATGAAGTTTTGGGGTGTGGTAACTTTATGTTGAAGAATCAATGTGATGTTTTAATAATGGGTGTTAGTTCTTATGTAAACTTTAAAGGAGATTATATACTAGCATCGGATAAAATGAAAGAAATAGAAGCTTGTCATAAATTTTTAGGTGTAGGTGAAACCTTTATATTTTCAGAAAAAGAAGGGCATTTAGATTCACTTCCAGAATATCAAATAGTAACCTATTTAGATGATCTACTGAAGGCTAATTATGACAGGATCTTTCTACCTTATCCATCTAGACATATTGACCACAGGGTCACTTACAATGCGGTTATGGCTGCATTAAGATTAAGAGAGGGGAAGAAACAAGAAAAAGAAGTTTACTTATATGAGTATCCTTTTGTACAAACTACAGATGCTTTGACAAGTGGAGGTGTTTATTTACCCTGTACTCTATTAGAATTAGAACAAAAGATTGATGCATTTATGTTTTATGTAACCCAAACCAAACAAAAACCTAGTCCGTTAAATCCAAATGGAATTAAAACGCTAGCTAAAATGAGAGGAATGGAAATGGGGTTTGATTACGCAGAAAAATATTATTTGCATTCTTATATATTATGATAGTTACAGCGCACCAACCTGAATTTATGTCTTATGTAGGATATTTTGATAAAATATGTAAAGCAGACAAATTAGTTATACTAGATTCAGTTTCTTATAGAAAAAATTACTTTCAAAATAGAAATAAAATATTAGGAAGAGATGGTGAGAAATGGGTAACTATACCGCTAGAAAAACAAAAGTTAGGCACTAGTATTAAAAATATGAAGATCAATCATAAACTAGAATGGCAGAAAAAAATGATTAATACAATAAAACAGTCTTACTCTAAGTCTTTGTATTTTGACAAGTATTACCCTTATTTAGAAGATCTATTAAAATTAAAAGACGAATATCTTTATACATTTAATGTTAGATTTTTAAATTATTTCTTAGAATGTTTAGATATAAAAATAGAAAAAATATACTCAAGTAAATTAAACCTAGTTGAAAGTAAAGACAAAATGGTTTTAGAATTATGTACAAAAACAAAAGCTAGTACATATGTAGCAGGAATTTCAGGTAAAGATTACCTAAATGAAAATGATTTCAAAAAAATAGGAGTAAATTTATACCACCACGAATACATACAAAAAGAATACAGGCAATACAATAACACTTTTAGTCCTTATTTATCTGTATTGGATTTGTTGATGCATAAAGGTGAAGATGCAAAAAATCTATTAAACAATAAATTAGTAATATGAAGATTAAAAACTATAGTATAACAGAATTAAAAAAAGCAGACTATAACCCCAGACAATTAAAAAAAGAACAATACCTACAGATAAAAAACAGTATAGAACAGTTTGGATTTGTAGAACCAATAGTTGTAAATACATACAAAGGAAGAGAAGGTGTAATAATTGGAGGACATCAAAGATATAGAATAGCAAAAGATCTAGGTTTTAAAGAAATACCTTGTGTTGAATTAAATGTAGACATAGATCAGGAAAAAGAAATCAATATTAGATTGAATAAAAACACAGGTGAATTCGATTTTGACTTGTTAGCAAACAATTTTGATAGAGATTTTTTATTAAATGTAGGATTTAAGGAAGGTGAATTAGGAATGTTCTTGGATGACTATGAAGAGGAATTCTATGGAATAGATGACACTAAAGCAGAAATGCCAGTTATACCAAAGTTCTCTGAAAAATACGATTGTGTTATAATTACGAGTGATAATGAAATTGATACTACATACTTGGAAACCATTCTAGAAATACAACAGGCTAAAAGTTATAAAAATAAACATATGGGTAAAGCAATGATAATTAACGTAAAAGATTTTCAGAAATTATGGGCATCAAAATAGAAATTATAATTCCATCACATAAAAGAGCAGGAAGGATACCAACCCTTAAAGCTATAGATAACGCAAAATTATGTGTCCCTAATGCACAAAAAGAGGAGTATGCATCCAAACACCCAGAGACAGAAATAATAGCACACCCTGATGATATAAAAGGACTTACAGCTAAAAGACAATGGATCTATGAAAACCATCCAAATGTTCTTATGATAGACGATGACATTAAAAACTTTATGAGACTCTATACAGAAAAAGGTGAAGATGCAAAAATGTCTTCAAGTGAGTCTTATGAATTGGTACAATGGTTAGGAAATGTAGCAAAAATTATGGGTTGTTATCTTTTCGGACTAAACAAGAACCCTAGTCCTAATCAATATATGGAATACAAGCCTTTAAAACGTAGTGGGTATATAGGTGGAACTATTGGAATGTTAGAAGGATCTAAATTGTACTATGATACAGATATGCAGGTAGTTGAAGACTATCAGATTTGTGCTTTGAATGCATACTACCATAGGCATAGTTTTATAGATACAAGATTTTCTGTAGTTGGAACTGATACATTCGGAAATTTAGGCGGTTGTTCTAGTTATAGGACCAAAGAAATAGAAAAAGCAGACACTCTAATGCTTAGAAAAAAATACGGAGAGATTATTGATCTTAAAAAAGATACAGCAGCAGCTAAAAGAAAACACGAGTATATGAGGACTTTAAAAATTCCTTTTTGATATTCTAAATAAAATTAGTACATTTGTGTAAACTTAAAACAATTCACAATATGTCTTATACAATGCTTACCGACAAAGGTTATGATTTCTTCGAAGTGTCATCTTCCTTTCAAAAATCAATTCGTAGATGCCTAGAGGATGAATCCTTGTATTGGGCAATAGAATTATACAATTCAAACTATGCTGAATATGTATGGAAACGTATGTTAATTATATCTTCAGAGGATGTTGGACTTGCTGAACCACAAATGGCAGGTCAAATATTTTCCTTGTATCAAATTTATACAAAACTTCTAAAAAAACAGGAAAAATCAAAACCAGAGAAATTACACTTTACACAGGCAGTTGTTATGTTAGCACGCTGCAAAAAATCTCGTTATATAGATATGATATTGTGTGAAAAATTTATGAATCACAAAAATGTACATTTAGAAATACCTGAATGGGCATATGATATGCATACTCGTAAAGGTAGAAAGCTTGGTCGATCAGGCAAAAAAGGTATTACTCATTTTTACGAATCTTCTGCAAAAATCAACAACAATGGTAATGTTGATGGTGAACTTGAATTACTAGAATCAGTAATCAAAACCGAAATGGACGAATTTAAACCAAAAACCCCAACCAATTTATTTGACGATGACACTAATTAATACAGAACAAGTAAGAACTCAAGACAAAAAAAAACAGTTCCTTGAAAACTTTATGGGAAGTCTAGCAAACATATCATTTTGTTGTAAAAAAATAGGTATAAGTAGGCAGACTTTCTACTCTTGGAGAGATAATGATCCTGATTTTAAGGTAGAAATATCTAATGTTAAGGAAGAACTAATAGATTTCGCAGAATCGGTTTTATTTAAAAAGGTAAGAGATGGACACACAGCAGAACTTATCTTTTTCTTGAAAACAAAAGGTAAGAGCAGGGGGTATATTGAACGACAAGAAATCACAAGCGATCAAATAACTCCTTTGTTCGAAGTTAAAATAATTGATAATGTTTTAGATGTAACACCTATTGAAAGCGAAACTGATACACACCAATAAGGTATTTAGGTCTCTAGTAAACGATCGAAATAAAATTATAGTCCATCAAGGTGGCACAAGATCAGGTAAAACTTATAATATCTTGCTATGGATTATATT